CGCCGTCAGCCGACCGTGCGCCACACACTGGTCATGACGCTGACGGTGGGCTGGGGCGAGACGTGCGCGGCGGGACACAAACCGACAGGCGACGAGTGGGCCGCCCCAGTGGCATCACAGACGGAGAGTAGGGACATGGCTGACGGCAAAGGATGCACCTGTGCGGCTCACTCTGAATCCGAGTGCGGCTGCGATGCCGATTGGACGCCGCAAGAGGTTTACGATCTGCGGGCGGAAAATGAGCGGCTGCGGGAGGCTATACGCCGCCTTGCTGAGCAGGACGCCACGCTGTCAGTCTGCGCCGGACACGTGACAGTGCAGATGGACGCCGCTGAGTGGATTCCCGTGAGCGAGCGGCTGCCGGAGATCGCGCCTGAAGGTGTGTCCGTCACCGTCATCGCCGCCCACGTTGGCTACGACCTGACCATGCAAGGTTTTGTCAGGACGGGCGAACTTTGCTCGTCGCCAGCCGCCTACATCGGCAGCGACGAAAGTGGGCCGTGGTTTAAAAGCATGGTCAACGGTCGACGGTTGGACGCCTTTGCGTGGATGCCGCTACCGTCGCCGCCGACCGAATGACCCTACACACCTTAGGTGACGCAATGGAAATCACGCTGAACGAAGACGAGCGATACTACCTCACATACGCCCTCCAGCACGCCATCAAGCGAGTGGATCAGCACACCAAGAAGATGGAGAAAATGCCTGACGGCGGGGCGTGCGTCCTGTCTAAGCGGGATGCCGACTGGCTGCGGGAATTACTGGAGTGCGTTCGGGATTCGCGAATTGCGAACGACGCTACTGCCGTCAGGAAGCGTCAAAACTGCCAGTAGCACGCCCTTGCCGTCTACCGTAGGGGAATGATCCGACCAGGCGAACTCCGCGAGCGTGTCACCGTCCAAGTCGCCAGCGGCACGACCAATGCCCTCGGCGAGACCGTGCTGGCGTGGTCCGCCTCCTCTGCGGTGTGGGCCAGCGTCGAGGGCGTGTCGGCTCGGGAGGCTCTTGCGGCTGGTCAGCAGGAAACCACGATATCGCACCGCGTGCGGCTGCGTTACCTGCCGGGGCTAAACCAGCAAATGCGGTTCTCGTGGCGGGGGCGGACGCTCGACATCATCAGTTTGCTTGAGCACAACAATCGCTCAGAGCATGAAGCCGTCTGCCAAGAACAGGTGACGTGATGTCGTTTGTGGAAGGCGACACGATCATCAAGCTGGCGCTCGGGCGAGGGAAGACCGCCAAGGGGCGATTCTCGCTGGTGCCGCTCCAAGACGTTGTCGAGCAGCTGCGTGACATCGACAAAGACATCAGCCTCAAATACCAATCCAAGGCTCTCAAGAAAGCTGCCAAGCCGGGGCTCGATGCCCTGCGGCAGCAGGTGGCGAAGTTGGGAAGCGTGACCGGCAATTTGGCCGCAAGCGTTGCACGCCGCGACCGCAAGTACACGAACAACCGCCGGGCCATTCCTGTCTCCGTTGAGGTGATCGGCTTTCGCCGACCGACCGGCGTAGGCAGCCAGCGAACCGCGAAACCTGCGTTTGCTGGTGGGTCTGTGCTCAAGGGTCCGAATCGTGCCTTCCACTCGCACCTGGTTGAGTTCGGCACGTCTGGCAGGCGGACTCCCGGCAAGAGCCGATCGGTGAAGCGTCGGCGTGTCATCCTCGATGGCCGGATCGTGACGCGGCGGGATCGGATCAAGGAAAGACCGGAGGGCAACCCTCGCGGCATCCTGTCATCACTGAAGACCCGTGGCCCGTTCTTCGCAGGCGGTCGCGGATTGTATCCGTTCGACTTCATTGCGACCGGGAGCGTGGCTCCGATGCCCGCTCTGCGCCCGCTCCAAAAGGCGTTCACGCAGTCCAGATCTACGATGCAGTCCATCCTTGACCGCGAGATGCGGAAAGCCCTGACTCTGGCGATCCGCGAGGTGCAGAAGCGGCGTGCCGACGAGTTTCCTTACTTATGAGGTTGCGATGAAATCGCCAGAAGCCGTCCTGCGGAATGCCCTGGTAACGACCACCGCTGTCTCCTCGGTGATTTCCTCTCGCGTCTACCCGGTCCTTGCACCAGCGTCGGCTGCGATGCCGTTTGTGACGTATCGCCGGGCAGGCATCCGGCGGCAGCAGACGCTCACCGGCCCGATGGGTGTGCCGCAGGTGACGGTGGAACTCGACGTGTACGCCACGACTTACGAGGGTGCCAGAGATCTGGCGGACAGGTGCCGCGTGGTTCTGGATGGGTACGGCGGCACCTTCGACAATACAGAGGTGAAGCAGGTCTCGCTCGAAAATGAGCAAGATGACTTCGTGACGCTGGCGGGAGCGGACATGCCACCCGTGTACAGCGTGAAACAGACCTACGACGTATGGTGGCAGGAGACATAACGCATGGCCGCAACGCCGCATGATTCCACCGGGACAACGATCACGTTTGCGAGCGTGAACTACACGGTCACGAATCTCGTCTACAATCTGACCGATGTGAACGCTGCCGACACGATCGACGTGTCGCACCTCGGCCAGACTGCTGGCGAGGCGGTGCTGACGCAGGATCGTCCGCTGACCGGCTCTGCGACCGATACGGGGCGTGAGGTGCAGATCGACTACATCGGCAGTTCTGTCATCGCTGATGGTGCGACCGGCACTCTGGTGATTGCTGGCGGTCTGACGCTCTCCAAGGCGGCGACGGTCTCTAGCTCCAGCGTGACGCTGGCGGTGAACGATGTGATCCGGGGCTCGGCGACGTTCCGCGTGGCCCGATAACCACGGGAGGTTTTCCCGTGGCCGTCTATAGCCAAGGCTGCACCGTCAGTTTCAGCGGGGCGACATTCGCGGAAGTCACGAATGTTTCGCTCCAGCGTGGCACTGGCTTGGCTCAAGGCCGCGACTCCAACGCCTCTGCGTATGCCCAAAGCTACGGCAGCGTGACCGTGGAAGCTCTCGGCGGCTCCTACGTCTATGGAGCCTACGGCACGCTGACCATTTCGGGCGGCGGCATCTCGTTGACAGAGAAGGCAGTATGCACGGGAGTATCTGCCGTGGCGCAGGTCAACGACGTGACGCGGTACAGCGTCACATTCGACCTAATTGTCTGAGGGATCAATGGCACTGACTCGGGAACAGATTGAGAACTCGCAAGCCGCCAAGATCATCAAGGTGGACGCCTTCGGTGGTGAGTGCTGCCTGCGTCTGATGACCGTGGGCGACCGGGACTCCTACGAGGTTTTGCTGATCGAAAACGGCGGGCAGGTGATCCCCGATTTTCGCAGCGAACTCGTCGCTCGCACGCTCTGCGATGAGAAGGGCGAACTGCTCTATCCGGGCAAGGAAGGCGTCGAGGCTCTGCGGAAGCTGCCTGCCGACGAAATCCATCGGCTGTGGATGGCGGCGATGAAACACAACGCGATGACAGAGGAGGAGATTCGGAATCTAGCGGGGGAATAAACGCCCGTCCGACGCTGCAATTCAAAATGCGTCTGGCGGGCCACCTCGGGAAAACGCTGTCGGAAATCGACCAGATGGACTCGCGTGAGTTCTCTCAGTGGATAGCGTTCTCCAGGTGGTTCTCTCCGCTCGATGACAGCTGGTCGCAGACGGGTTTGCTTGCCAGCTGCGTGCTGGCTCCGCACTCAAAGCGACCACCGGAAACGACGGCATTCATTCCAGTGGACGGCAACGCGCCGCAGCATTGGACGCAGATACGAGAGACGCTACGCAAGATGAAGGCAGACCTCGATGGCTAAGATCGGTCTCGGTTTTCAACTCACCGCCAGTGCGACGCAGATGTCTCGCGGCATCAATGCGGGCGTGGTCGAGTTGCAAAAACTGGGCTACGCCGCCAAGCGGACTGCCGCCGATGTTTCGACGCTGAAGAACATCGAACTGACCCGGCTCTTCATCGGCTCGATCCGTGCCGTGACGAGTGCGATCGGGCAGGCGAACTCGCTGCTGACCGGGTTCGTGAATGAGTCGGTGTCGATCGGCGAAGAGGCCAGCAAAGCAAACGTGCTTTTCGGCGATGCAGCACTGGCGATCCAAGAGTTCGCGGCATCGTCCTCAGACATCGGGCTTTCGAGCCGGGCGGCTTTGCAGGCGTCGGCTTCGTTCGGCAACTTGTTCACGGCGATCGGGCTGGGCCAGGAGCAAGCCGCCGACTATTCGGTGACGCTGACTAGGCTCGCTGCCGACTTGGCATCGTTCAACAACACCACGACAGAAGAGGCCGTGGTGGCTCTTGGTGCTGCCCTTCGTGGTGAGTCTGAGCCGATCAGGCGATACGGCGTTTTGCTGTCTGATGCAACGCTTCGGCAAGTTGCTCTGGCAAATGGCTTCCGCGTGACCGCTGGTGCTCTTGATCCAGCCACGCGGGCACAGGCGGCGTTTCTGGCGATCTTGCAGCAAACGTCGAGTGCTCAAGGCGACTTCACGAGAACCTCGGAATCACTCGCCAACCAGCAGCGAATCCTTGCAGCTGAATGGGACAACGTCAGGGCCGCCATCGGTGAAGGCTTGCAGCCAGCCTACCGCTCGATCGTGCAAGCTCTGCGGGACTCGCTCCCGGCGATTGAACAAGCAGGCAGGCAGCTCTCTCTTTTCATTCAGCAGATCGACTTTGGTGCTGTTGTTGGCGGTGCCGTGGATGCCGTGCGATCTCTGGCGAACGTCTTTGGCGTTGTGATTCAAGTTGCCACGCCTCTGGCTGGCAATCTGCTGCCAGCGATCGGCGGCTATCTCGCGTTCATCAACCGGCAGGCGATCGCCTCTGGCATCGCGGGGCTGGCAAATACGTTTGCCAAGGCGGCGACGGCGTTGACGTTCTACGGATCTGCGGCACGCGCTGCGGCTGCTGGCAGCGCGATCCTGGCCGCGTCGATTCGTTCTCTGCTTATTTCCACAGGCATCGGAGCGGTGGCTGTTGTCATCGGGCTTGCCGCCGGTGCGTTGCTTGATTGGGCACTCGCAGGTCGTGCAGCTGGTGCCGACGTTGTCGCTGCCGTAGATGATGGCACCGAGGCTGCGCGGCAGTTCCAGCGTCAACTCCAGCAGGCGACGGCAGCCGCCACCGACTTCGGCGACAAGGTCACTTCCGTTCTCAAGGTGCCGGGCGAGATCACGATCAACGAGTTCGCACAGGGCTCGCTGAACGAAGCCCGCTCGGCAATCGTCGCTCTCGCCAAGGAGCTTGGCGGTCTCGATCGGGTGCCGCAGCAGGTGCTCGACTCCTTCCGCGAGATCAGCAGTTTTGCCAGTGCGATCACCAATCAGTCCAACGCTCAGACTCAGGCTCTTGGGATTGTCAAGCGGGAGTCTGATGCACTACTGGAGAGCGTGCGGGCGATCACTGAAGCCCGCAAGGCGGAAGCCGACGCCACCAAGGCGGCAGCCGATGCCGCCCGGCGTGCCGCCGAGCAGGCCAGCCAAGACGCGAGGCGGCGTGTGCAGTCGCTCGCCGAGTCTGGGCTGACCACTTCGGAGCAGTCGCGGATCACGCTTGCTCAGGACTTGCTCGCGGTGCAGCGGACGATTGCCGATGCAGAGGCGGCTCTTGCTGCGGCCCGCCAGGCGGGTGACGCATCAGCGATCCGCCAGGCTCAGGAGCGGCTGCGGCTCACGCAGCAGACGGCAGATGCGGCTCGCCAGCAGGCGATCGACCAAGACCGGCAGCGGCGGCTCGCGGCTCTCGGGATTGACGAGGCGTTGCTGCGACCGGCACAGACGCTTGAGGATCAACTGCGGAACGTCGCCCGTGCGTTCCGGCAGGACTTGCTCGGTCCTGAGCAGGCTCGTGCGGCGGTACAGAACTTGGCGGCTGATGGCATCCGCATTCGCCAAGAGTTGGCTGCCGAGTTGGCTCGCCCGTCGCAGCAGGCTCTCCAGGCGGCGGACATTCGCACGCAGGAAGGCGCGTCGCAGCTGCTCGCGCTGGCGACCGGGCGCGAAGACCCGGCGATTGATCAGCGGCGTCAGCAACTCAACAAGCTCGATGAGATCCGCCGGGCGCTCGTGGCTGTCGGGCTGCAACCCGTAGACATTCTTGGTGGCTAATGGCTGTCCTGACCTTCCGCGAAGTCCTGCCTCGGACGTTTCAGCATCGCTTCGGCGAGTCGCCGACAGCGGAGATCCGCTACCACGCGACTACGGACGGGCCGACAAATACGCAGGTCGTGCTGAACACGATCGGCATCTTCCACGGGGCAAGCCATCCCGAGTATTCGTACCTGCTCTGCACCGAGGGCAGTCTGAACGAACTCGATCGGTTCCACGTCGAGGTTGTCTACCGCTATGAGGTGCCCGCCACGGGAACGGCTGACAGCGACCCGAACCCGCTGGCCCGCGCCGACGTGTGGAGTTTCTCGACAGGCGGCGCGGCGATCCCGGCTCTTGCGTACTACGAGGGCAGTGGCAACGCAAACGTGAAGCCGCTGGTAAACAGCGCATTCGATTTCTTTGAAGGGGCAATGACAGAGGAAGCCGAACTGCGGGCGACGATCAGCGGAAATCGGCTCATCTTCCCTGTCGGGCTTGCTGCCCAGGTGACGAACGCCGTCAACTCCGATGCGTTTCTTGGGGCTGCCGCGTACCAGTGGAAATGTCAGGGCATCAGCGGTCAGCAGCAGGTCGAAGTGGTCAACGGTGCTGAGATTAAATACTGGTCAGTCAGCGTTGAACTCGCCTACCGGCAGAGCGGTTGGCGGCTCATGCTGCCCAACGTGGGATGGAACTACATCGAGGGCAGCCAAAAGAAGCGGGCGTATGTGACCGACCCGGAGAGCAACGAAAAAGTCGCATCCGCCAACGTCGTCGCCCTCAACACGAACGGCAGCATCAAGTCTCCCGGCGTAGCCCCCGACATTCTCTACCGCCGTGTGCATCCAGAAGTGGCGTTTCAGCCCCTCTTCGGCACGCCGCCGTTCTAAAAGCAGCCCCACAAACACGGTAGGTTGGCACTATGGCTGAGTTCATCGCACTTCCGGGCACGCTCA